TCAGGATTAGCAACACCTTCAGTAAAATTCTGACCAAGGTAATATGTTCTATTATTTATTGTAGTTTTTATACCAGGACTTCCTGCTATACCAAAACTAGTGTCTATACCTAATGTTCCCTCATTACTAGCAATATTAAGATTTCCTCCAGTATCAGGCACAGATGTAAATCTATGTAATCCATATCCATAAGTAGGATCTGTTCTCAATGATCCATCACTATTAAATCCTACTAAACTCTTATCTTGCCAATACTTAAGAACACCTGTTGTTTGATCATATGAAACCACTCTACCAATAGCAGTAGACCCCACACCAACAGTTTGTGTTATATTACCATCAACATTAAATGTTGCTGTTGTATATCCAGCCCCTGTTAATTTTAATGCATAAAGAGCACTAGCTTTGGTCAAACTTAAGTTTGCAGTAGAATCAAAAGCTTTTGGATTTTCTACAATTCCAATTCTAGCAATTTGGTTTCCTGTAATGAAATCAGGGTTCTCTGCATCATTTTCAATTTTAGAATAAACTAAAACATTACTAGCACCCAATTCCCTATAGATATCTGAACCATGACCACCTTGAGGTGGGATAATAACATTAAATACTGGATTAGTAGTTCCTACAGGAACTCCTCCAGTTACTAAATCTACAGTACCATAAGTGTATCCAGAACCACCTTTAGAAATATCTACTGATTCTACTTTAGCATCATTGTTAATAACAACAGTGCATTCTGCTCCACTACCATCCCCATTAATAGGAACCTTAGAATAAGTTCTATTAGCAGTTCCTATTCCAGATCCCCTATTAGTAATAGTTACAATTTTCAATTGGCCACTAGTTCCAGCATTATCTCTTACAGGAGCATTTGCTGTACTAGTATCCCAATCATCAGGAACAGGTACAAAATTAGTAGAATTAAATTTTATAATATCATTTGGTTTGATAGTATAAAGATATTTCCAAATATAACCATCTCCACTATCACCTGCTGCTTTTGGTTCAAGATCTGTAAAGGTTGGTTCATCTAAAGAAGGTCTACCAGTAACATTTTCTGGATTTGTTCCATTCTGCAGACAAATATAAACCTTATAATCTTCATTTACTACAAAATATTTTGACGCATATAAACTAGTAGCTCCTGATGGTTGTGCTACATTAGTCCTACTAATATCTCCTCTATACATATCATATGTCACACCTGATGTCCAAGTATACCTATTAACCATTCTACTGATATCAGAAGATGTTATCTTCTTCATAGCAATCATAGTATCCCAATAATCATCTTCCTGCTCAAAACTATCTTTAGGAGCAGGTGGATTTGTATCCCAAGTAGAGGAATAATTAGTGGCATTAGGTAAACCAACAAAAGAATAATATGAATTTACTGAAGAAGTTGCAGTTGCTACAAAATTCTTAGCATTCAATATTCTAAGTTGATCAGTTATAATGGCGGACATTTTACAATTTTTTAGTTATTTATGGCATTAAATGCTATGCTATGTTCACAGTCTTTAGACTTCCATCATTTTCTACCAATAATCTATATCTAGTTCCATTAGCAGAAGTTAATATCACTCCAGCAGCAGTGCTTACACCAACATAAGCATCATTTACAGCATTGATTCCAGTAGTACTAATAGTAACTCCATAACCAATTACTGCTTCTCTTATTGAAGCAATACCAGTCATTCTCATACCACCTTCACGATTAAAGGTGTTGCCAGTTCCTACTGTTGATATACCAACAACAGAAAAATGATTACCAATACTTACATCACCAACAAATGTACTTATACCACCTGCATTGACACCCCTAGTACTAACATCATCTCCAAGTTTAGTACTATTACCAGCACTCACTAAGGCAGTAAATGTAGATGCTCCAGATACATTAACTTGAACTGCATTAAGAGCAACAGATGTAAATGAAGATATACCAGTAACCTTTAATCCACCTGTTAAAGTGGTTTCTCCAGTAATACTACCACCACCAGTAACAACTAATCCACTACTTACTGTTAAACCACCTCCAATATTTCCACCACCAACAACAGTTAATTTAGATGTAACTGTAGTAGTTCCTATACCAACTCCTCTTGCTACAGTGCTAATCCCTGTAGTATTTGCATTCCAGTAAGATGATATACCAGTTGTTTCTAAAGCAGTAACAGTAACTTGTCCAGATGTTGTACTAATGCTTATATTATCTCCAGCAGCAATTGCTGTTACAATTCCTGGTGCTAGATTAGTTCCATCACCACAAAGAGTATAAACTTCAGTGAAATTTGCATTTACCTTTTCAGCACCAGACAGTAAGGTATCACCTGTTCCATCATTTGGCTGTGATCCAGTGCTTATGCCCAGTTTTGCCATTTTGCGTTATCTATTTTAGTTATTTAGAGATATTCCTTATCTCTTAAAGGATTGAATCTTTGAATAAATCCTGAAGTGGAAATACCACCAAGACCATCTTGACCATAGAATTTAAAGTCTCTAGCTTGAGTTCTTGAACCCAATTCTAGATAACCCCAACTATAAGTTCCATAGAAAGGTGCATTATGTACATTACCTGTATAAGTAGCTCCTATTCCATTAGAATCAAATTTAGTACCAGTAGAATCAAATTTCAATATTGAAGAATCAAAAGAGTCTGTAGTAAACAAATCAATATTTACAAACACTCTTCTTACATATGTGGTTGCTGTACCAACAGTAGAAATACCAATTGCAGTGTTAGCAACACTAACAGTATTAACATCTGATACTTGATAAACATTATCAATAAATTGAGTTCCTACACCAATAGTAGTAGCTCCTCCAACATTAAATGATCTTAATATAGTAGATGCTGTTCCAACATTACTTTCATCTACTAGGAAGAAATCACCTACACTTAATGTGCTTAATGTTACAGCTGTACCAACATAAGTAGCATCCCTCAAATAAGAATCTTCAGGAATATACATATCAAAGATAAATTTGTTTTGACTTCCAGAAGTGGTTGTGCCAAATCCAACTATCTTACCATAATCACCAGTATAAGTTATTGAAGTTGCCTTCTCAATCCTGTTAGCCATCTTAGGTTCTTCAATAAGAACTGCAGGAGGACTAGAAACAGTATATCCACTACCGATGTAATCTATAGTAATAGAACCTAAACTATCACCATCCATAACAGCAGTAGCAGTTGCTACTTGAGTAGTTCCTAAACCAACAGGTTGCTCAATAGATACTGTAGGAGTAAAGGTATATCCAATTCCTACATCAGAAATTGCAATAGATGTAATAGATCCAGCAGCAGAAACTAAAGCTGTACCAGCAGCACCTGATGCATCTTCTTGAGAAACTATGTTTATAGAATCTTGTGATCCATAAGCTTCCTTAGTACTATCAAAGAATATTCTTATATTTTCAACATAAGCTTCTGTAGATGCTACTCCTACTGGTTGTATCAAACTAGTAGTTGGATAAATCAATGGTTCATAATGGGATCTATCTTTAGTAATTAATTGACCATCAATAGTTTTATCTTGGGTTTGTCTAGTCCAATTAACAGGTCTATCAAAAGTTTCATTGGTACTAATACCAGGACCAGGATATGGATTAGTATTAACGTTATCAGCAGCATTAATACTAGTCACTGTTCTAGGACCTTGCTCATAAGATATATCTTGATCATGTAATTTTAATTCATCACCTGTCTGAACTGTTTCTAAAATATCTACAGTAGCTGTATCAACAGAACCTGTTCCTTTATAGAATAGAATCTTAGAAGTGTCATTTTTCTTAGGTGCTTCTTTGAAAGTTAGATAACTACCACCTTTAAATTCATATCCAATTCCAGGAACTTGAAGAATATCATTAACAAATATTAGAAGTGTATATTCAACATTAACATTAGATCCAGGTTTGGATTGAATTGTCTGTTGAGCACCATTTAATTTCAATGGGAAAGATATAGCTTGACCATCAAATAGATCATCTAATGGATCTAATACTTCTAAGTCTCCAATAGACCAAGCAGCAAAACTATCACTTCCCACTTCTCTTACAGTAACTTCAAATTGTCTAGATGGACTAAAGTTACTATCAGTTGGAATACCTACACTACCACCAACACCAATTGTTAGAACCTGATCTTCACCATAACCATATCCCTCATTGATAATTTCAAAATCAATAACACTAGATCCTTGTCCCACAACTATATTTGCTCTTGCTTCAGATCCAACTCCACTTGATGCAGAAGTATAGAACATAGGCATATTGGTATATGCTAATGGTTCATCTATAACAACAGAAGGAGGATTGGTAGTTGTATATCCAGTACCAGGATTAGTAATTGCAACACTTACAATATTACCATTACTAATTGCAGCTGTACCAATAAATTCAATAGCTGGTACTCCAGTACTTAATGTTTGAACACCAACATTAACTATAGTCTGAATACCAGATCTATAACCAGTACCACTATTACCAATACTAATAGAAGTAATAGTTCCTAAACCAGAAACAACAGCAGTACCACCTGCACCAACCAATGGTTGATATCCAAATCCTTCTGTAGACCCAACAGAAACAACAACACCACCTAAAGGAACATTAGCTGTATTTGGATCATATGATACAGAAGCAATAGTTCCTGTAAACTGAATACTAGTAATACCAACACTTTCTCTTAAAGTATAGTCACCACTAACACTAACTCTCTTAGATTCAATACCAGTGAATCTTTGTGGTCCTTGTGCTATCTGATTAACTAAAACAATAGCATTACTTGTAGAGAATCCTGTTACATTGCTACCATCAGACTTAAGTGTAAACTCAGTGCCAAATCCAGAGAACCTATGAGAAATATCATCAAAAATATGGTTCTTAGTATATGGTTCTTCAATACCACCTGTAATACCAGATCTCATAAATGATCTACCATTAAATGTAGAGTGTGTTGCAACACCTATCCAGTCCCTAGAATTAGGTTCATTAGTAGTAGTGGATAATGGAGTTTCCCCAACTGGTGCTGTAAAGAAATTAACTTTATTATCTACAATATTATAATTACCTTCAATCTTAGTAACTAAGTCTCCAGAACTATAATTAGAAACTCCTGTACCCATCCAAGGTCTAGTTACCAATAGTCTATTAGTAACACCAAGTCCAACAGAGTCAACCTTCATAATTTCATTACCAATCTTCAACATATCTCCACCTGTAATAGATGTAATACCTGAGATTGTTATCTTGTCTGTAGTTGTTGATACATCAGAAACAAGATGAGTAGTAACTGCAGTAGCTACAATTGGTTGTTGGATTATATTATCAATACTAATAATACATCTAGAATTTTGTTTCTTAGATGTAAATGAATGAGAAGTACCTACACCAACAGCAGTAATGTCTATGAAACTAGGATTAGTCTTTAAGGCATTTTGAGCAGATGTTGCTAGTTGTAATGTCTTATTATCCTTCTTAACAGCATATACTGTAGAAGGAAGTTTATCAGTAACTCCCACACCAGGAATAGACTGGGATGCTATTTCAATTGCAGATGTAGTGCCAGTTCCAGTATACCTATACTCTAGTTCTTCACCAGTAACAAAGAAATGATTAGGAATTATAACACTATCTGTAATAGTACTAACAACAGTAGAAGCTCCTCCTACAAAGTCTCTCTTAAATATAGGTTTTTGTTTATGATTAAGTTCAAATGATCTCTTAACATCAGTTTCAGTTGCAGTATAAGCGCCTGATCCAGTATTAACACTAGCATTAGTAAATGATATGCTATCATTAGAATTAGAATCATCAACTAATCTTAAAGCATTTTGCAATACCCTAACTTGCACATCTGCACCTGCTAAAGGTTTAAATCCTAGATGTGTAAAATCACCACTAATATTAACAGAGAAATCTCCAAGATTTCCTCCTGTTTGAACAATACCATATTCAGTTAAATTTCCATTTGTTCCATCATCTACTACTAATATCTCAGATAATTGATATTGACTATTACTTACATCTTCTATACTTACAATATAATATCCAGCAGCAAATGTTTCAGTTTCATATTTTGCTACTGTAGTAATACCAGGAGAACCACTAGAAGATATAGCAGTATATCTACTATCTATTGTACCTGTATTCAATGCATCAGTTCCAACTCCAGCAGAAAGTGAATTACCAATACTAACTTGAATTGTATTAGCAATATAAGTGCTTGCTGTACTTACTGTAGGATGAAGATCAACATAAACATAAGAACCAGAATAGTAGGCACTATAAGTTCCTAAACCAGGAGTTCCTGAAGGACTTCCTAATTCATCAGTATTTAATTGACCATACTCCATTAATTCAACATCAGTTCCATTATGAATCATAGTTAATTCTTCTGTCTCATAATAAGAAGAATCACTAGAAGCATAAGAAACCAAAATCTTAGAAGATCTATAAGTTGATGCAATACCTACAATAGTAGCAGAAGTGCTAATACCAGCTTCTATTAGATGACTATCACTACCAACATTAACCATACCACCAAAATTAGTAGATCCTATTCCTGAAGTAGAATCTCCTACATTATAAGCAAGAACAGAAACATCATAATTATTATAAGCAAATTTCTTAGGATAGAATAATAATTGTCCAGTGCTTCCACTCATAGACATATCACAAGAACCTAACTCCTTTTCAGTCCAAACTGAACCATACTGATTTAAGAAGAAATTACCAGACTCATCATGAAGTGCATTGACAACCATGACTTGTCTTTCACCAGTAAATCTTTTATCTCTAATATAAACAATTGATTTTCTATCTCTTGATCCTACTAAGTCAAATGTATCCACTGCCATGAATGGATCTGTTCTTGCATTATTATTGAAAGTAGGGCTAAAATCATCAATTGATAATACTCTATTACCTACAGACTCAGTATAATCCTTAAGATCTCTAGAAGTAAAAACTATTTCATCAGAAATAATTTTTTGGTCAATTTCTGCATTTTTCTCTCTAGCTAAATCAAAGTCAAATACAGTATTCAAACTAATTGGTTTTACTAAAGCTGTAATAACATCAAAACTACTTCCATCTTGAGCAGTTGATAATCCAGCACTAACATCATTCTTTAAAACTAAATCACTAAATTTTTTAAATCCTGCAGTATGATTTAATGATGATACTGCATCCTTCCATTTAGAAAGTTCTACTTCTGATTTAATAGAATATGAGAAATACTGATAATAATCACTATCAAATAATCTTTGTTCATTATCATTCAAAAATCCAAAATTATCTTGCCAACCTTCATTAGCTAAAGAAGAAGATTGTATATTATATAAAGACTTATAAGAAACATGATCAGTAACAGTTGCTTTAGTACCTGATGTTCCTCCAACAAGTTCATCTCCTACTTTAAAATCTCCAGAAGAAGATATTTTTAAATAACCATTCAACATATTGAATGATTGAAGAAGACCAACTGCTGTATCAGATTCTACAGTTTCTCCAACATCAAATTGATTGCCCTTCAAAGTAGTCTGGAAGAGAGGGAAATCTTCTTCTCTAATAACTCTACCTATAGAGGATGAATTATAAGTTCCAGCAATTTCTCCATCAGGAATAGTACCTGCTAAACTATAAGTTATGGTTCCTAGAGTCCCTCCAACATTAGGATCAGTTGCTAATATTTCAAATAACTTATATTCATAATTTGCTGAATTGTATCCCTTACCAGTACTTCCTACTCCAACACTAACACCTTCAATCATTATCTTCTTACCCACCTCAAATGGATAATCAGAAGCATTACTGTAACTAACACCAATAGATACTGTTACTCTCTGATTAGATTCGTTATAATCTACAGAAGAAATAGGAACTCCATTAGAATTGCCAGTAGGAAGAATAGTAGGTTCAACTTTACTTAAAACTTTACTATTCTTCAAAATAGTAACATTTTCATCACCTAACTTATATGTTAGATCTATATCACTAATAGTCTTTTTAGTTGATCCGTCTATTACAACTAATCCTGGAGCATCCAAATAATTATTTCCAGCAGAAGTAATTCCAATAGTATTAATAGAAGAAAAAGTATCTACTTTAATTAATTGTGGAATTTGAGCTTCTGGTTTAAGAGTTTTATCTGCAGGATAATCAAATCCAATATCTTGAATATCTACATTTGATATTCTGCCAATACTATTACTCTCTGGTTCTAAAATTGCACCCTTACCTATATTTGATATAATAGTACTAATTCCTGGAAGAGTTCTATATTCTCTTCCCGCATTTCTCAAATTAATATCAGATATTGGTCCTTGAGCATATATGCTATAGGTATTATAAGAAAAATCACCATCATCATTAGTATATACTAATTTTTTAGGAGCATTTGGTATTGATATATTGAAAGTAGTCTCAGCTACTCCTACTACAGTCTTTATACCATTCAAAGTATTTGTATATAAAAGACTTCCATTAGGATTTGCAATATTTAAAGTATCCCTAATTATTTCTTTTTTAACTGGTTTATTATGTAATTCATTTATAGGAACTAAATTATAATATAAAGGTTCAGTTATATTTTTTAAATTTTTAATAGTTACCTTAGCATTAGCATCTATACCAATTCTTCCAGATGAACTTACATTAAAATCATCAATTTCTGCTGATGAGTAGAAAACATTATTCAAATCCTTATCAGAATAGATAACAAAATCAAAAGCACTATATGGTACATCATCAGCAGCATCATTCAAGAAAGATAAAGTAGAATCTGATAAATTAAAGTCTATTTGCTCATTTCTATTGAATGTTAATTGAGGATTAATATTAGAAATAGTACCAGCTTGAGCACTAGTAATATTAATTACTGTAGGAACAGATAATGTAGCTTCAAAATATTCATTGCATAATTTAATTGTATTTTCATCAACTACAAATACATAATAAATTTGATTATCTATTAATCCTCCAGATGCAGTAGTTGCAGTGTAGATAACTTTTTCTCCACTACCATAACCATGATTAGATATAGTAATAGTATTATTAGTGGTATTAACATCTCCAGAAGCAAATGTTCTAGGATTGATAACTAATCTTCTATTATAATCATTATATGCTACATTAATAGTAGTTGTTATTCCAGGTAATGCAGTTAAATTTATAGAATCATTATCTAATAAACCATGAGTAGAAGATGTAGAGACTGTTGCTAAAGATCTCTTAATTGCTCCATTTACTACATTACTATAATTAGTTTTAAAGCTGTGATATAGACCTGTTCCAATTCCTGTGAAATATAAAGTGCTTTTATCTTTAGTACTAGTACTAATACCTTCAAAAGATCCAGTAGAACCTAACCCAACTCTAACAGTTGCAATTCCAATTAAATCTTTAGATATTGGAGCAACATATACAGTAGAACCTTGTGCTAAGGTAAATGACATAGTTCCATCAGTGGAAACTCCAATAGCAGTTCCATCATTAACTTTATAGGTTAAAGTATCACCCATTTCAAGTTTATGATCTTCAATATAAATTGACTTAGTGGGAACATAAAGTTGTGTTATACCAGCTCCTGCATTTGAGAATGAAATAGTAGTTCCAATTCCAACTCCAGTAGCAGTTCCTAATGCTACAGCTTCGCTTGGATTAAAGTAAAATTCTTCATTCAATCTTAAATCAACATATCTAGAATTATGAGAAGCAAAAACAAAATTTCTAGGTTTTTCTTCTATTAAAGAAGTTGCAGTATGAGCAGATCCTATTGTAGAATTATGATTTCTAAGAACTCTTATTCTTCTCAAATGTTCATCTACATTTAATACTTTTACTTGCTCAGTTCCTATTCCTAAAACATCATTAGGAAGAATATTTAACTTATTATTCCATTTTGGAAAGTTACCATCTATATTAAAATATGTGGTAAGACCAGTAGCACCTGCAGAGCCTATTCCTGAATTTAATTTAAATCTACTAGTGGTTACTCCTATAGCTTTTACTGAATTATTATCAAAAGTCCCTGTACTTAATCCACTAACAGTAATAAACTCTCTTAAATAAAAATTATGAGGAACAGTAGTATATCCTACAAATTCATTTAAATTATTAGGATTTGGAATAAATTCTACGTTAGAAAAATCTGTATTAGCAATACTAATATTACTAATAGTTTTTCCTTCTATAGTTTTTACATAAGCTTTAGCACCATATCCACTACTCCCAATATCATCAAATACTATAGTATCATTTACTTTATAATTATTTCCTCCAGTTTTAACTCCAACTGAATCAATTCTACCATTAGATGTTGCAGTTATATAAGTTTTTTGTTCTCTGATGAAATTAGGATTCACTAAGAAATCATAAGTAGATTTACTAAAAAGGAAATTATAAACGCTAGTATTTCTACTCCAATTAGTTTTATTTAAATCTGTATCATTTTGATTTGAAAGATAACTAAAATTATATTCTATTGGTTCTGATTTATAAGAATTACCTATAAAATAAGGAAAAACTGGTCGACGATAGTTTTTAAATGATCCATCAGAATCAAACTCACCTGGTTCAATAGTAGCAAAATATGCATATACACCATTTGGATATTCTGGAGTTTTGCAGAATCTTCCATTATGTTCATCTAAATCTTTTTCAGGATTATATGAATAATCCTCAACAAAAAATCCATTAGAAAATATTTGCTCTCCTGCTGCTGTAAGAGGATTAGGTCTCTCTGTAGAAATAGATTGACTATATCCAGATTCTAGAATTGTTAAAGGACCACCAGAATTATCTCTATATCCATAAGGTCCATATATTGGATTGCCATCATATGCCCAACCAATGATAGGAGAATGAACAGAAGATTTTTCTTCTTGAGCATTCTTATTAAGAGTTAAATCAGAAATAAAGATTTCTTTCTCACCCAAATCCTTTTTAACATAGGTAGATTGTCTTAATTTTCTAGGAACATATGCATGAGAATATTCTAATCCATATTGACTACTAAATCCATTACTAATAATACCATCATCAGATGTAATTTGATCATTTTGAATTAATCTTTGAACATTGTTTATAGTCCAAGTTTTTATATTAGAATAGAACTTAGCACCTTGTCCATTTGGAGTAACTTTAATACTAGAATTAACAGAAGTATATCCAATTCCACTATTAGATACTCTTACTGATTCTACAGCACCAGACTTTAATATTGGAACAAGTGTAGTTCCATTTCCATCTCCAACCATAGTTAGCTCTGGAGGAGAATTATATTCAGAACCACCATTTAAAACTAATACCTCAATTATCTTTCCTGTACTATTATCAACAACAGGAAGTAATTCTGCATTCTTACCAGTCTTTAAGGTAATATTAGGTTGTTTATTATAATTGATAATATCTTCTGATCCATATGCAGAACCACCATGAGGAACATATACAGATTCTATAGTTCCTTTAACAATAGGTCGTAATTGTGCTTGGAAATTTTGTCCACTAAAAGTAGTAACTCCAATATGACCAGATACTGCTACTGTAATAGGAGGATAATTAAACTCATGATCTCCAGTTCCTCCAGAAAGTAGATTTATATATTGTTTATTTTTTAAATATTGAGTTGGAGCAGTAGATCCTACACCTACAGCAGATAATCTAAATGAATTACCATCAACAGCAGTAGCATAATAATCAGTTTGAGTTGTCAATCCTAAAATAGGTGTTGATGATTTAGTATCATATCTTAACTTCTCTCCAGTCCTATATCCATGATTAACAATATTAATAGTATTAATTGCAGTATTAATACCAGCAGAAGTGGCAGAAGTTAATCTATTTCTATATCCTATACCAGAATTGCCAATACTTACAGAATTAACAACTCTCTTTTTCTCAGCACACTCTAACTTATGAAGACCAACTCCATAATCTGTAATATCTATAGGAGAAAGTCCATTAATAGAGTCAGTATATTTGTTATGTAAGGTTACTGTAGTAGCACTTTTAATACAGCAATAGTATGCAGCACCAGTGGTAAGTCCAGCAATAGCAGTTTGACCCTCTGGATTATAAGTAATTAATTCCCCATCTCTAAATTTATGATAAGTAGAGAATCCGATAGTATTGTTAGAAAGACTTATTAGTTCTCCATCTTCTGTAGAATCAAATTCTGGTGAATGATCTATTAATACTAAATTTGGATATGCAACACATCCTCTGCCATTTCCTCCAGTTATCTTTAAAGTAGGAGTAGTAAGATAATCAAATCCACCATCAACTACATCAATTCTTTCTAAAGAACCTTGAACTTCAGCAAAAGCTGATACACCAGATCCTACAGGGTCTGTAATAGTAACTAAAGGTGGATTTACTACATCATAACCACTTCCTTCAGCAGTAACAGAAATATCTTGTATTGGACCATAATGAACAACATCATTTGACTTATAATTAAGAATTTCAACACCATTAATTAAAATACCAGTTTTTCCTGTTGGAGTAGAATGAGAAATAGGAGAAGATACAGGAGATTGAATCTTTCTTATTAAATTTTGAGATAATAGTGATTTATTAGAAAATATTGCTAATTCCAATCTATTATTAGTTACATTACCAGAAAGACCTATATATTTTCCTGTATAGACATTAGAAAGACTTCTTGCAAGTTTAATAGTATCATTATCTACCCTTTTAACAAAATATTCTTGTTCTAATATATCTAACTTATTATCTCCAGTTCCTGGTATATATTTCACTTTTTCTCCAGTAATTAATCCATGATTAGGAATTATTATATCTTCCTGATTAGCAAAAACTTGAGAGAAATAAAGTACAGTATCTCTTATATCTAAATCTTCATTAAAGTAATCTGGAAGTGATGAAGAAGTAATATAAACTGCTCCTTCAGTATCTACATAAGAATTCTGAACATTTGTAGTGTATATTCTTGTATTGGGATAATTACTTAAATTAGCCTTAGATAATAATCTTTGAATACTATACTTTGCAGTAAGAGATAATTTACCAGCACCTTTTATTAAAACTTCTTTAGAACTGACTAAAGATATAATAGAACATGATATACCACCAATAAGAGCATTATCTCCTACTATAAAAGAATGACTATCATAAAGATTTACTTGATAAGTAAAGTTTGATTCATCAATAAGTTTAACACTTTCTACATCATAAGTAGTAGAAACATTATAAAATAAAGATTCTGAAACAACATCATCTGGTTTAGAACCTAATCCTCTAGGTTGTATAACATCTCCCACTTCAGCATAAGTGGCAGTTAATAAATTCAAATCTAAATCTTTTAAAACTCCAGTTACTCTAACTTTAACTACATTAGCAGTACCTACTCCAGAATACCCATAAGCATAGGAATCCATTTTAAGATCTTGAGTAGAATCTATACTTCTAGTAACTCCAGAACACCCAAAAAATTGTGTTAATGATTTTGAATCATAAGATAATGTAGAAGATGTTCCATCATCAAAATTGGCAATTAAAGATCCAGTTGTACTAAATCCAACAGTAGAATCAACAGTTAATACAGTTGCACCAACAGAAACATTATCTATTAATTTTGTACTAGGATGAATAGCAAAATTTCCAGATAATCTTTCATAATTCCTATCATGATCTAAACTTAGTTTATAATATGTTTTATCACCTCTTACAACAGGTTCTACAGCACTTACAGCAGCAGTTACACCATCAAACCCACCTACAGCATCTTGGAATAAATTTCTATTAACAAGTGCTCTAGGATCTCCTTCAATTGGTTCTACTATAATTTGCCTTGATATTTTATAATCTGCTTTGGATGGAATGAATAGAAAATCACGTGGCTTTAATATCTCAACATCCTTACCATAAAGAGCTCTGAATAAAATTTCAAAAGATTCATCAGTTCCCTTAGAAGAATAGAAATCTTTAGACTGTTTAATAAACAATCTTTCATCAATATTATCAGAAAGAGATCTTTCCTCAAAACCAGGAGTAACTTGCTTCTTTACTTTCTTAAAAAATTCTTGTAAAAAACGAATACTTAAATTATTAACTACAGTTCCTGAAGTATGTGTAGATATTCCTGATGTTGAGAATAAAAGTTCATCAGGTTTATTAGGACTCCTATACGACGTAATTCCACTAAATCCCCTAGAACATCCAGTAAATGTATTAGTAGTAATTCCAGTATATGTTACAATCTCATTATTAATTTGCAGTAAACCATAAGATTCTGGAAATCCTGTAGTAGATTTAACAGAAATTGAATTATCAGCAATACCTACGTTACTAGAAAGAGATGTAGATTCTATAAGATCTGTTAACTCATCTATTTTTACATATTTGTCTATATTCTGAAGAATATCAAGAGTTGAACCTTGATTTTCTATAGCAGTATAATATTGTGCTAAGAAATCTCCAGCAAGAGGAAAATCCGCTCTTATAAAATCTGGCAGTTGATTTTTAACAACTGAACTAATTTTGACCCTTGTATTGTCTGACATGTATCCTTATAGAGGGGTTAATATAATGATGGAGTGGTAGTAGTAGACCCTATGATATATGTATCTGAGGAAGTGAGGGTAGTATTTAAAATCTCCTCTTCAGTCATTCTTGCTATACTTCCTTCCATATAACTTGAAGTAGCAGTGTACATAGTACCTGCAGAACTGTCACCAGAAGTAATATTATCAACAACCATATCTACAGTACTATTACTAACATCTAATTGTAAATACAAATCTTGTAATCCAATAACATCATTTGATCTAGGACAACCAGAAACTTCAATTATTGGTACATTTTGAACTTTTTTAGATGTTCCTGTAATATTAATTGGTTTTAAAAGAATTTCTGCTCTTTCATAATCAATAGTTCCAACATTGTTACTTACTATTACTGGATTATTCCTAGATTCTAATTTAAAGTAGAATAAAGTACCAGTTCTTCCATTAGCATTAGGTTGATCACCCAAATAAACAGGATCAGCCATTCCAGATATATTAAATCCTGATGATTTAATATTATAACCATTATTATTTTTTATATAAAAAGGATTTCCAAAACACAATTCATATTCTGCAATTTGATTTAATTTAGGTTGCATATCTCTTCTAATCTCAACTTTAGTAATATTAGAAGTTATAGAATCATTACTATTATCAATAACTCCTTGGAATTTACTATATTTGAATTTTGCACCATATTTATTCATTTCTGCAGAATCTGCATATGCTGTAATATTATTTGATACTACAGTTTTAACTGCTGCAGCATTAGGAGCTAAACTGGGGTTATAATAAGCATTAACATCAACTTCAACATACAAATATTTCAAATCTTGGAGTTCTGCAATAATTCCAGCAACAGAATACTTTCTTAATTGAGTTTTAAGGTTATTCTTGATGGAATCTGGTACAAAAGGTCCATAAAATGGTTTTATGGTGATAAAAACCTTTCCATATTGAGGAGGAGTCAATTCTTCACCTCCAAAAACTGAAACAGACTCAGCTTCAGGGTAAATTTTAGGAATTAGTGCCTCATAATCAGCAGCAGTCACTGCTCTATTGAAAGTTGAGTAAATTTTAGGTGCAAAACGCTTTACAGAGTCTACAGATTCAATTTCTTTACCTCCTGTAGACTCACTTACAGTAGAAAGTATGGAAATTCCAGTACTTACAAGGTTATTATTGTTATCAACTATTCTTCCATTGAATTTAAAGGAAGAAACTCCATTTCCAGCTGCTCCTTTAGTAGTAATATATGAAACATCAATAAAATTCAATGATTTTAACTTTTCTCCAAACACTCCATCACCAAAAATGAGCTCATATCTTTGATCTTCTACTTCTTGAATGAAATATACCCTAGAAGTGTCTGTAACTTCAATTAATGTATCAGAAAATACGTATTTTTTAGAAGCTGTACTGGATTGAGTGTCTCTTACACTTACTTCTATGGTAGAAGTGTCAATATTTGCATTATTTAAGGTGTATCTTGAAGGTGGAGCAGGTGTTTCTGAGGAAACAGTGAAATTTGAGGTTAAAAATGTACCTTCGTATATGACAACATCCTTAAAAGTAGCAATTCCATTAACTACAGGTACTGTTATGTCACTTGGGGTGGAAAATGAGTAACTTTCTGACCCAAATCTAGATGCAGAAGTACCCACAATACCCTTTCTAAGGGTCAGGGTGACAGGTTTAGTGCTAAATCCAGTGGTATTTACAAAAAATGAAATTATTGCCTTCGCTGCAGTAGTAGATCTGGGTGTATAACCTATATTTCTTGCTAATGCTACTACATTTTCTCTTAAAGTAGCACTATCTATAAACACCTCATTGCTAATCATGTTAGCATTGTAGGAATTTATGTAAGTATTGTATGCTAATACATCAATTATGCTTGAAAGGTTAGATCCTTCAAAGTCATAATCAGTAAAATTAGAATTTTCTCTCAAATAATCCTTCAAGGAGGTCTTTATTTGATCAAAATCTAGATCTGTAAAGTTTACTAATGCCATTTATCTTGTTGACTGTAGTGCAAAGTTTAATTGTTGTGTAAGAGCATCAATTCCTACAATATCATATACTATAGTAACGTCAAAAGTGTGGTTATCAAAGTTAGGTTTTACCCTAATATCTTCCAATTTCACTCTAGGTTCATATTTAATAATGGTTTCTTCAATTTCATCCTTAATTGCAGATGCTGAAATCTCATCTACGTTGTCAAATAAGGTCTGACTTACTTTAGAACCTAGATTTTCATTAAAAAATCTTTCACCAGGAACAGTAAATATCAAATTCCTGATAGAACGTGCAATAGCAGTGTCATTTTTGACACCAATTATATCGTTATTGATGGGATTTATCTCAAAAGACATGCTAATGTCCTTAAATCCCCTACTAACCCTTTCTACAGGCATGAAAAAACGGTAAATATAAGTTATTTATCATAAAAAAAGAGACCCTTAGGTCTCTTGTACTATCTTCCTTGTCCTCTATACTTTTTCTTTGCTTTATTAGAACTGGTAGCAGCATACTTAGTGTGTTTTCCAGTCCCTTGACTAGTCTTTTTAGGTATGGTCTCTACAAATTCATTACCTGAGAGAGATTTGCGAACTGGCATTAGTTTTCTTCCTCCAAATTTAAGTCT